GGACAGCACCACGGGCAGGCCGTGGAGTCGTTCGTTGGCGAGACCTTCGCCCTCGTTGGCCGGGTTCTTGGCCAGTCGCGCAAGCGCGATGCCCTCCCAGTCCAGCGGGTTGAGCAGGTACGCGGTCGGACGCGAACGACCCACCGTGAGCACCTTCGTGCGGGCACGGAACAGGAGTTCCGTGGCCGGGTCGACACCTGCGACCGGAGCCTGGACGGTGTGCGTCTGGATGCCAGACGTGTTCAGGATGCCGGTGAGGTTCTCACCCGTGCCCGACCCGTTCAGGATCTGATCTTCCTCTTCCTCAGCGAGGTCATCGCGGAGTTCCTGGTCGATCAGTCCACGCAGTTGCGACACATCCGCGAGGGACCGCTTGGTGGCGGGAATCCACTCAGCGATGGTCTTGACCGTGGTGGTGACGACCGCGTAGGCGATCGAACCCTCGGGCTTGTAGCCACCACCCGCAGGCAGGACCAGCGCGCCCGCAGTACCCGGCGCAGTCGGCGCGGCCGCAGTGGTCGCCTCAGCGACCGGCGCGGCGGCGTTCATCTGCGTGGTCTGCTGGACGAACTCCACCGTGTCACTGGTGGTCTGTCGCTTGGACACCAGGTCCCGGACTTCCAGGGGCCGACGCCCCAGGAGTTCCAGGTCGTTCTGGCGGTCCGTGGTGATGAACGCACCACCGGACGTGTCCGACAGGCCGGTAACGAGGGCCTTGATCCCCACCGGGTCCGACTGCACCCGCGTGCGGGTGGCGTAGAACCCATCGGGCAGGCTGGCCATCATCTGCTTGTACGCCTGGGACTCGGTGTACATCTCACCGATGGTCTTGAACTTCGACTTGCGCGGGTCCGTGTACTCGTCGGGCGTCTTGCGCGCCGAGTCCGGGACTCGCTCCAGGTCCAGGTCCTTGCCCAGTTCGTCCAGCGTCGAAAGCACCTGCTGGTGGGACTTACCCTGCTCCCACTGACCCTTCAGTGCTTCGTACGCCTTCATGTGGGTGGTGATGACCCCGATCTCATCGTTCGTGGGTTCGCGCTGGGCATCCTCGATGCCCTTTGCGACGGCACGAGCCTGTTCGAGCTCATGCCGCATCTGTTCCTTGAGGTCAGTCATGACCCCCTCCTTTTCTATAGGATGTCGGACTCGGCGATTGCCAGGTCCAGGGACAGACGGCGGAAGACGGACGACTTCACGGTGGCCTCGGGAGCACCCTGATCAGGGGTGGCATCCTTCGACGGCGTGGGCTCGCTGGCCTTGCCTTCGTCGGTCGGAAGGGATTCGAGCACCGCGCCGATGGATTCCCATGCGGATCGGAGCATCCCTTCGTTCTTGGCAGAGAGTACCCTGCCGGTCTTGACGTTCTGGACCTCGCGGGCCAGGTAGTCGGCCACTGACTTGACAGCCAGTACCTCTGTGTCCGTGTTGGCACCCCGGAAGACCACGGAGACCTCGTGCAGGTCCACGTCGAAGACTTCCAGGACTTCCTTGCCGTCCACGATGCCGGGGCGTGCGTCGATGTAGTCGAACGCAAAGGACATCTGATTGACGCGGCGACCCTTGAGCAACTTATAGACCTGCTCGGCAGTGGGGTTGGTCAGGTCCAGGAGGGACTTGACCCGCAGGCCGTGGTTGTCCTCCTTGGCCACGCGGACGCCCCCGATGTTGGCGAACGGGTCCCGGGTCTCGTGACCCCACAGGACGGGGATCACGTCCGGCTTGGCGTCCCACTCACCCAGCGATCGCTGGAACGACCCGGGGCGCATCACGTCCCCGTACAGGTCGATGTTGTTGAAGACGGAGGCGTACGCCTCAAACTCGCCCTCTTCCAGGTCGTCGTCGGGACCGGCCTTCACGTCAGTTACGTTCACCACCTTGAGCATGCGCTCATCCTTTCACTAGATCGCCACACTCACGCGGCCTCGATCGCGGCCGGTGGCTCCGCCGCGGCTTCCACTTCTGGCTCCTGGTCTTCCTCGGCGGTCCCCATGTTGAGGGGTCGCACCAGTTCGTCCCCGCCGTCGACGGGGGACAGGTTCTGTCGGGCACGCGCCTCGTTGACGGTCAGCCACGGTGCACCGGTCGACTTGAACAGGGCTTCGGCCTGTTCCTCGAACGAGCCCTTCATCTTCTCCATCATGTTGAACTCGACGTACAGCTTGGAGTCCCCGTAGTCCGGGAGCAGTTGCAGGTCCAGTTCGGCCTCGAAGTCGGACAGCCACGGACCCAGGCAGTCCTGGTACAGCATCTTGTGCTGTTCGGTGATGTTGCTGAACGTGGCGTGCTCGAGAATCCCGATCATGGGCGGGGGGATGAAGTAGGCGGCGGCGACCTCTTCACGGGTCAGTTTGCGGCTGGCCACGTACTCCAACTGCTCGGCGGTCTGACTGACCGCCTTGAACTTCATGCCGTCTTCCAGGACCGGGGTCCCACCACCCTCGGTGGCCGTCAACCCCTGGTACTGATTGCGCCACCCGGACTTGAAGCGATCCTCGGCACCGGGCGACCACGGCACCAGCGGCGGACGCTCGATGTACCCGGAGAATCGGGCACCGTTGCGCATGGTCTGCTCGCGCATGATCGACGCCGCCCACGACTCCGACAGGGCTCGCCGTAGTGACTCGATGGGGGACAGCCCGGACCGGGTGTCCATCGGGTTGTACCCACGGAAGTAGACCACCTGCTCGGCTGGGTAGTACTTCTCACCCCGGGCACCCTGGATGATGAACCCCTCGGGCTTGAGCCAGTTCGTTTCGGGTCCGTTGTCGATCCGCCACATGTACGGCGGGACCCGGACCAGGGCACGGCGCAGGCCGTCCTCCTTGGTCTTCTCGAACCCCTTGATCCACAGGCACCGGTCGTAGATGCCCCGGTCACTGATCGTCTCCTTGACCAGCCGGGGACCGTGCGTGTACGAGTTCGGCTTGCGGAGCAGGGTCGGCAGGGGGTGGGTGGTCAGGCGGCGCCGGTCGTTGTCACCCACGCGGGTGAAGGACTGCAGGGCCAGCTGGCCGATGTTGCGGGCCAGGAAGTCGACCACGACCCGGACCTCGGACTGGGTGCGGTATATCTCCGCATAGTCCGCTGTGTAGTCGTCGGTGATTCGAATGCTGTTGGGGGCGACATAGGACGCCTGGTGGACCGCTTGGAGTGCGCCACCCGTTCGTGCGAAGACCATTACCTCCCCCTCACGGTGCCTGGATGAATGCTACATCGGCGCGTTCGATGATCACTTCACCGTCCAGGGGGATGGGATCTTCCCCACGTCTGAGCATGTACGCATCCTTGAGGACGATCAATGCACCGGCCTGACGCCAGAAGACCCCCTCGAACCCGGTGCGATCGTCCTTCATGTTGACGATGACGCGCCGGTAGAACAGGAACCTGCGGAACGGATTCATCGGTTCACCTTCATACGACCAGCAGGCCGCGTTCCTCGTAGACCGAGCGCGGTGGCTCGGGACTGGTGGACAGGAGGCCCACCGCGCCGATCACTGCTACCAGCGGTGACGGGTCACGGGGGGAGTTCTTGCGGTCGATCATCTTGCCGTCTCCCAGGTCTTTGGTGACGGCCGATGTCGCGGCCAGGTCCACCAGGGGTTGCACGCTGTGGGTCATCACCACCAGCGGTTCCTCCGGGTCGACGGACATGGACAGCCGGTCGTAGAACACCCCGTACCAGCCAGCCAACTGGGCGTCCTGCCAGGGGGTGACGATCAGCCCCGCCGCCTCAAACTCGGGGGCCAGCGAACTGACCGGTGCACCCTTGGTCTGGAATGTCACGTGCACCGCAGGGATCGCACGATCCGGCGACCGGAGCCACGGGATGATCCAGTCAGTGCCGGCACCCTTGGCGACCAGCTGGAACCGGACCCTGCCCTGGGTGTCCCAGTACGCCACGGCGATGTACGCCATTGTGCGGGTGTAGTTCACGTCCACGCAGTAGGTGGCGGGTCGGGTCGGATCGCGGGTCACACCGCGCTCCAGGCGGTCGCTGGTGGACTGAATCGTGGCGTCCCACGCCCCGGCAGGGAACGGACCCACGGAGGCGTGTGCGACGAACTGACACAGCACCTCTGTGCGGAAGACATGCTCAGGGTCGGTCGCGGCCGCCGTCGCGATGGACGACTCCCGGATGGTGTAGCCCTGGTCGAACGGACCCATCGAGGGGTTCGCCTGCGCCCACCCGTCCCGGTCCCACACGGACGCTGTCGGAGGGGCCGAGTACTCGAACAGACCCAACGACTCAAGGGCCTCCTGGACCTCGTCGGGGATGTCGTCCTCGTCGTCGTCGGTCAGGTCAACGTCATCCCCGATGCCCTCCCGACCGTCCGGCCACCCCAGCGCACGGTGGCCCAGTGCCCGCAGGAACCGGAGCACCACGGACGTGGAGTCCCCGGCGTTGGACGCCCCCCACACCTGCGCGAACGGTCGGGCCATGGTGGTCTTGGTCACCGACGCCCAGGCGTCCCAGACCTGGTGCTCGCGCAACTCGTCCAGCAGGACCAGGTCACCGGCCAGACCACGTGCACCACGGCGTGTTGCCGCCTTGACCCGGTACTGCTGCTTGCCCGTCAGGACCAACGCCTTCTTGCCGTTGGTCTGGACGATCTTGGCTATTTCCTTGGCGAGCAGGGGGACGCCCTCGGCGATATCCACCGCGCCAGCCCACTGGTCCTCCGCGATGTCCAGC